GAACTTTATACCGATCCGGTAAACAAATTTAGAACCAGTCAACCACAGGCCTTGATCGACACTGATTTTGAATACAGTACACAGGCAACAAAATGGGAAAGTTTAGGATTAACCAATAATCGTCCATTTGCGTCGTGGAACACTAATACTCCAATCACTATTACCGGCGTAAATGCCACCAATGGATCACGAACCATAACAGTACTGACCACTAGTCCTCCAGCTGCTGGTACACCAGTTTTTTTAGTAGATACATTATTTGCTGGCGCAGACGGTCTTTATATCATTGACAGTGTTAGTGCCGGTACAAGTTTCTCATACACAGCTCGTAGTGCCTACACTGGAGTAACAGGATCAATTTTTGTTAGTGGAGTTACCTCAGCGTATTCTGGAACTCTATTCAGCAATGCTGCAATTACATACAGCAGCATGGGTTTTAGTGGAAACTTAATCAATGTTGTCACTTCGGTGCCACACGGATTAGCGGTAGGCAATGAAATTGCAGTGTCAGGAACCGGTCAAGCCAATGCCAATGGCTCATGGGTAGTGTCTGGTATTAGTAATAGCTCTTCATTCAGTTATTATTGCGTAACTGCTCCTGCAGGGAACCCAACTGGTGGTAATGTATATGTTAGACCACAAGGTGCTTTCCAACACAGAGCCTATGATGGTGGTGTAAGTTTTAGTACATTCACAAGCAGTCACAACGAACAAATTATTAGACAGACTCGTAGATATTTCCGTTACCAGAGCGGTAAAGGTTTACAGATGAGTACTGGTTCAACTATGAAACCCAGCATTCAAGTTGACAGTATTACCAGCAGCGGTACAACTGTTACTGTAACTACAAAAGCAGCTCAATTTTTAGCTCCTGGTTTAAGTGTAGTAATCAGTGGTTGTAATGAAACTGCCTATAATGGTACATTTACAATTGCTCAGAGCCTTGACAGATATAGATTCACTTACACAGCATCATCTACACCAAGCAGTACTGTAGCTACAGGATTTCCGCAGTTGACTGTTGCTAATTGGGACGGAGCTAAGATACAGTTGGGCATGTTTGATAGTCAAAACGGATTGTTTTTTGAGTTTGATGGTAGACAATTATATGCTGTAAAACGCAGTTCTACTTACCAAATTGGTTCGTTAGGCAATGTAGCAGTAGGTGGTTCAGTGGTATCTGCCGCTACCAACAATGGCGCAACACCTATATTTGCTAGACAATTAAATCCCAACGATTTTGTTAATATCAAAGGCATGACCTATCGTGTCATTGATATTTTATCAGATTCTAGTTTTACAATAAATCCGCCGTATCGTGGATTGGTTGCAGCCAACAATGCAGTAATTACCAAAACCATTGACCAGAGAATTCCACAGAGTCAATGGAACATAGATCGCTGTGATGGTACCGGCCCAAGTGGGTACAGACTAGACCTCGGCCGTATGCAGATGTTTTATATAGATTATTCCTGGTATGGCGCTGGTTTTATTCGCTGGGGCTTCCGCGGTACCAATGGCGATATCATATACTGCCACAAGCAGGCAAACAACAATATAAACTACGAAGCTTACATGCGTTCAGGTAACTTACCTGGTCGTTATGAAGTTAACACATTTACCAAGTCAACTATTTTGTCAGCCAGCTTAGGTACAGGTGATGCTACTATAAGCGTGACCGACCATTTAGAATTTCCATCAGCAGGTACATTATGGATTCATAATCAAAGTGCAAGTGAATTTGTAACTTATACGGGTAAAAGTGGAACAGCATCACTAACATTCGCTCTTACAGCTGGCAGTACCACAATCACAGGTACAAGCACCTCAGGTGTAGCCACCGGACAATTTGTAGTTGCTAACGGTATACCTTCGGGAACCACAGTACAAAGTGTTGCCTCGACATCAGTGGTATTAAGTCAACCTGCTACATTTACTTCAACGCAGACGGTAACTTTTGCACCAACCTTTACAGGTGTGACTAGAGGTGCACCAGGTGTTACACAAACAGTGGTACAAACCGCTAACAGTGCTGTAGTAACCGCCTCTAATACCGTTAATGTTAGAGTAGGACAATATGTGGTAGGGACTGGTATTCCGTCAGATACATTCGTGGCTAATGTCAGTGCAAATGTTTCAATTACTTTAACTGAAGCAGCTACTTCTTCAACCACACAGGCAATGATTTTTGGTCAAATGGGCACAGGCGGTCCTCAGAGTTTCACTTACAGTAATACTGCACCAGTAGCAGTAGAACTTCATAGTCCCAGCTTTAGTCCTACTATCAGTCACTGGGGCACTAGTGTTATTATGGATGGCAGATATGATGACGATAAATCTTTTGTGTTTACACAAGGTATGACATCAACCTTGGCCATTGCCGCAGGTGCCACAAATGCTTTACTAAGTTTTAGAATTGCGCCTAGTGTAAGCAATGGTTTATCTGGAACAACACTAGGTTCTAGAGAAATAGTAAATCGCATGCAAATGGTTCTTAGACAATTGGACTTTACAAGCACCGGCCAATTCTTGGTAACATTGGTACTAAATGGTTTTGTTGGTAACGGCTCAGTTGGCTGGCAGAGTGTAGGTGGTTCTAGTTTAGCACAGTATGTGCCGCATCAAGGAACTACAACACTTACCGGTGGCGAAACAATTTATGGATTCTATTTAAACACAGCTGGTGGTTCTAACTTCACCACTACACAACAAGAATTGGCACTGGTTCGAGACATGGGATCAAGTATTCTAGGCGGCGGAGAATCTAGAAGCAATACAGCGTTTTATCCAGATGGGCCAGATATTATTACTATTATGGTTCGTAACATTGGTGCTTCAACTGCATCGTGCGCATGTCGTTTATCTTGGACCGAGGCTCAAGCATAATGAGTTTAAACAATACAACGCTACAAGTTTTTCCTGTAACCGGCGATGTAACACCTTACTATATCGCCATGCAACCGTTGACTACAGGGTTAACCGCTGCCGAGTATGTTAGTACCACATGTACATTTATTCCACAAACTGGTGTGTTAAATGCTACCGCTACCAGTGCTCGTTATGCGGATTTGGCAGAAGTTTTTCAAGCAGATAAAGATTATGAGCCTGGTACGGTAGTTGTCTTTGGCGGAAATAAAGAAATTACTGTAACTGACATCAGTCATGACACTAGAATAGCCGGAGTGATTTCAACCAATCCGGCCTATTTAATGAATGCAGAGACTCAAGGATTACCTGTGGCGCTAACAGGTCGTGTTAGTTGCAAGGTATTAGGACCAGTAAGTAAAGGCACTGTTTTAACAACTAGTATATACCCCGGAGTGGCACAGGCGTTACACCAATCATCATTTATACCAGGGTGTATTCTAGGAAAAAGCCTAGAGCAGATCGACGATGAGAGTGTTCAAATGATTGAAATCGTTGTTGGGAGATTTTAATGAGTATGATAGGTAAAATGTATCGTAAAGATATAGTAAAAGAAGAAGTTAACATAATAGGACTTTTTTTAAGTGATAAATGGCAATATCAGACGGAAGATATTGCTATACCACAGTTTAAAACTTTATCAAATCACGCGGTTGTCATTGGCAATGGTAAAACTTGTACTGAATTTGATCTTACCAAACTTATTCCTAGCAGAGAATTTACCAAATGGGGTGAAGCAGGTCCTTGGATAGATAAAAGATGTAGACGTAATTTTTTTACATATGGCTGTAATGCTATCTATAGAAATTTTAAACCTGATTTTATTGTTGCTACCGGTGACGGTATTGTTAAAGAAATAGCAGAATCAACTGTTGATAAAACAAATATAATTTATGCTTATAATAAAAATCTAGAAAAGTATCCGGGCAAATTTAATTTACTTCCGCAGAACCCAGAATTAAATGCTGGTGCAATAGCAGCATACATGGCAGCGTTTGATGGCCATAAAAGAGTCTATTTGTTGGGATTTGATGGAATAGATACAATAGGGAACAATTACAATATGTTTGCAGGTACACCAAATTATCCACCATTGGATTATCCAATATATGAAGAATCTTGGATAAGAAATCTTGATACAGTTATGCAAGTTTATAATGACACTGAATTTGTAAGAGTGGCACCTAGTCAAAGATTTAGACAGCCAGAACAGTGGAAAGATAATTTAAACTACAGACAAATAGATTTTAGGCAATTTGTTCTTGAGGCTGATGTATAGCATTTTCAAAAGTTAGTATTTTGTTTACAACACTTTGAAAACTAAAAGTTCGCCATACGCCAGGATGTAGTGGTTTAGGATAATCATTTAAAGCAGTCCAGGCGTATCCTCGATGCTCTTCGTTAAGCAATGGTATGAATTCGTTTTCTACAGTTGCTAAATAGGTATGATATTCAAAATTAGTGTTTTCAGCCGTAAACTTTTCAAGCGGTACAATTTTTTTTATTTCTATTTCGCCAATTTCTTCTCGGATTTCTCTACGTAATGCTTCAATTGGCGATTCGTCGTTTTCTAAACCTCCGCCTACCAGCCCCCAGTGTCCTGAATGTTTTTTCTGATTACGTAATAAAAAAAGATATCTTTTTGATTTAAGACTATAAATTAGAGCTCCGCAACCTATATTATAATTGACCATTCACCGCCTCGATATATACCTTCAACACTTTTAACCCATTCTTCCCCGGTCCATCTATACTGAATGCCGGTTAATGTATTAGTTACATACTCTGTTGAATTTTCTTGATCACTTTTAAAGACAACTTGCCAGATGCTTCCATTGTACTGAATAATATCATTAGCATCTGCAACTAAATTTCCCCATATTACGCTGCCTTCTGAATTAGCACTATTTCCAATATTATTTGTAAGTAAATACCTTGTATTAACAGTTGGATTTAATAAATCGCTGTCAACTTTAACATTTTGTGGATTAATAATTGCATCTACTGGCTGCAATGTATTATTTGGCAGTGTATCTTCAATTGATTCAAACAATAAAATATAAGGATCAGTAGGATGATACGCTATGGTACCAATTAGTTCATTGCCCGTGGCTAACATTAATCTAATTTCAGTGACACCGGTAATAAGAGTACCATACAGTTC